ATTAAAGAATGGCGGTAAGGTAGTCAAAGCTGGTGGTCAGACACATAAAGTGTTTAAAAAGAAAGTTGATAAAGGTATAGGTGATAAAGGAGATATAGTTGTAGATCATACAGCTGGTCCTTCTGCTGGTAAGTGGGATAAGATTAACCTCACTGCTAAATCTAGAGCAAAAACTGTTAAACAAGGTGTTGCTTCTGTTAAGAAATGGCATAGAGAGAACCCTAACTATGGTAAAAAGCCATTAAAAAAGAAGTGATGGACATTAAAGAATTTGATATGGATAAGTACATCTTACTAATTGGTAAGAATGCTACTGACATATTCAAATACTATAAGGTTAAAGAAATGCATGGGCTAAATCTAAAAGATGCCCAAGCAGAAGAGGTTGATAAGACAAAAGGTAACGGAGTGTACATCTATGGGCTTACTAATTATGACCCAGCAGATAAAAAGCTTATAGCTAAAGATCCTTATAAGCCCTTTTTATTCTTAAACATGGGAACGTTTAAAAAATACAGTGCTGATGAACAGAAGACAGCAATAATGCATGAAACTATGCACATGGCTCTTCTTCTATACAAATGGGATGCTGAGAAGAAATCAGAAGAAATAGTAACAATGGCTGAGGATGAGGCCAATAAGATTATTAGAAAACTTAAAGGTATGAAACTTATAAAGTAATGGCTAAATCAGAAGCTTGGCAACGTAAAGAAGGTAAGAATCCTTCTGGTGGCCTAAATGCAAAAGGTAGGGCTTCCTACAACAGAGCTAACCCAGGTAAGCCTGGTCTTAAAGCTCCACAACCTGAAGGTGGTCCTCGCAAGAAATCATTCTGTGCTAGGATGTCAGGTATGAAAAAGAAACTAACGTCTGCAAAAACTGCAAACGATCCTAATTCACGTATAAATAAATCTCTTAGAAAATGGAAATGCTAAAACGCAAAGATGGTTCTACATCACGTAGAGGATTGTGGGACAATATTAGAGCTGCTAAAGGCTCAGGTAAGAAACCTACAGCTGCTATGTTAAAACAAGAAAAGAAAATCAAAGCTAAGAAAGCTAAAGATGGTGATACAGTAGAGAAAGGTATCACAAGAACAGGAGAAGTTACCAAAAGATTAGGTTTTGGTGAGGGCTTTAGAGGAGATATGAGAAACGCTATGACTACTGATTCTACTGATTACCAAAATACTAAAGCTAAAACTACTGCTGGTAAAGTTCTTCGTGGTGCTAATAAAGTTGCAAGTACAGTTGCACGAGGTGTAATGGCACCTATTGCAGCAACAACAAGCGCAATTGGTTCTGGTATAAAGGCAGGCGTTAATGCTATCAAGAATAAACAAGATCTTAATAAGATTCCTAAACAAAAAATGGGTGGTAAAGTAGCACCTAAGATGATGATGAAGAAAATGTCTAAAAAGAAATAACAATGAAAACAATGAAAAAAGCACAAGCTGGTGCATCTATGCCTAAGAAACCTGCTGCTAAAAAACCAATGGCGCCTGCTCCTAAGAAGAAGACCTATCCTATTCTTTCTGATGATGGAGAAAACTACAATGGACCTAAAGCTGGACCTCGTGAGAAAACTCCTGGTGGTGGTTTCTCTAAGAATGGTGGTAAGATTAAGAAAGCTAAAAATGGTGGAGCGTTTGGTATGTTATCAGTAAAAGCTGGTATCGATAAGAATCCTAATCCTACAGCTGCTGATCGTATCGCAGGTGCTAAGAAGATGGCTAAGTCAGGAGCATCTATGAAGAAATGTCGTTATGGCTGCAAGTAAGAAAACAAAACCTGTGCTTAAGATGCACAAACCTGCAAAGGCTCCTAAGGTGGCACCTCCTAAACCAGTTGATGCTAACTATATGAAGGAAGCTGATACGCCATCACGTCTTAAGAGTAAGATGTGGCCTTTAAAGCAAAAAAGACTTTCTAAATAGATTTTTGTTCGTTTCGATTAAATTTGTGATTTTGGGTTAAGTAAAAAAGGAGACCATTGGCCTCCTTTTTCTTTTATAAACCTAATAATGACTTGTATGAACATGAATGAGATGCGTGTTGTATATAATACTTAAACTCTTCATCTTTATCGTATTCTTCTGGGGTGTATTCCCAAGGATAGTGTCTAGCTACATATGGGCTTATTGTACTAGCTCCTCCTATATAATAATGATGAAATTTATATAATGCAAATGTTGTATCTATAGGAATATCAAGTGCTACATCTTGCTCTATTCTAGAAGTTTCCCATCGATTCTTTTCATATCCTTGTATGTGATTATAATATCTAGAGTTTTCACTAACTTTTCTCCAGTCTAATGCTAATCCTATTTTATCTAAATCTAATGAATGTAGCTTATCTAAAAGATATAAAAGAGTGTCATCTGGTGTATTGTCTAATCCAAGATCTGAATCTGTAACTACATAATGTTCACAATTAAGTGATTCCACTACTCCTGATACCCAAGGACCTCCATGACCTAAATTAGTTACTCTATGTATCTTACAAGGATTTGTGTTATACCAATCTAATAATGGTGGATAAGTTGATCCATTGTCTACAATAATAATATCACCTACTCCTTCGTAAGTTTGAATCTTTTCAACCATAGCTTTTGGCCAGGTAAATAAGTCTCTATTATTAATTATAACTGGTATCATTTATGTATAACTAATAGTTTTTTATCACATAACCATTCAATATTTTGATATGGTTTGTCAGATAACACATTTATAATATCATTATATGTATCATTTACTTGAGCATGTCCTGCATGAAGATCTTCTATAAAATAATATCCTCCTTCTGCAAGATGATCATATAGCACTTTAAATGAGTTAATAATATCTGAACGATTATGACTACCATCATCTATAATAAAATCTGGAGTTCCTGATTTTTCTAATATACTATTTAGAAAAACTTCATCAGATTGATCACCTATGTATATTTTAATATTTTCAGACTCACTAACATAGTTATATACATCAAGATTAATATCTATAGCATGTATATTTAGTTGTGAATTATATTCATTCCACATACGCAATGAATCACCATGCCATATACCTATTTCTAATAAAGTAAATACTCCTGTTTCAGGAATATATAAATCATAATATTCAGTATATCCGTGCTTTTCGTAATGTTCTGTACCTTTATCTACTGTATGTAGATTAGCAATTTGTGTAAGTCTTCTCATTAGTTATGTACAAATAATATCTTTTCAATTTTTAAATTGGTTTCTTGTGGAAATTTTGTAAGATAATCCAATATATAATAACCATCAGCATCATATCTTTTACCTAATTCTATTTGTTTAGCAATATCATTTCTTGTAGCAAATGCTCCCATATCTATTTGATTATTACCTAATCTAGAATCAAAAAACTGATAGTCAAAATGAGAATGTACTATGTTCCAATAAATAAGACCTGGTTTATCTTTAGAAGCTTTAGTTAATTCATCTACAAAATTAGGAGTGTAATAATTATCGTCTCCTGTCATAATGATATATTCTGCCTCACTCATTTGTTTACCTATTTCTCTAGGAGTGTGTCCTAAATCATTATACCTTCTGTCAAGGAATGTATATTTGATTCTAGGATCATTAAACTGATTAATCATATTAATAATATCATCATTATGAGTATCATCTATTACAATATTAGCAACCCAGTCTTTATTGTACTGAGCTACTAATGATGCAATGGTACACCTTAATAAATCAATCCTATTGTATGTAGGAATTATAAAGTCTACTTTCATTTACTTATATAATGTTTAAGCAATTGTTGATAATCTATATCCCAATGAGGATTAATAATAATATCCCCTGTTGGTATATTTCCTAATACTCTTTCTGCTTCTACATGAGCTGAATGTCTTTGAATAGCGTTTAACTTTCCTGGATGATCTGTACCTTCACCACTCATATGATACCCTCTACCTCCCCACATATAAAACCAACTCACTTCTTCATTAGGCGGATATGCCACAATCATTGGTTTAGCACCTTGCCTATAGATAATTTGGTTAACGAATGTAGTATCGTATCCAGCATTCTCAAGAGGATGTCCTCCTAACTCTTTCCAAATCTTTTTAGTGTAAACTATACCTGAATTACCTAGTCCTGTTAATTCATGTATATTATTACCATGAACTAATGCACCATTTCCCCATAATAAAAGTTCTCCATCTTCTGTAAAATATTTAGCAATGTTAGAAAGATGATTTGGTAAAGCTATATCATCATCGTCCCATACAGCAATTAGTTCTCCTGAACATTGTTCTAATGCAAAGTTTTCCTTTTCACCTATGGTGAGAAACGTTTCTTCTAAATTGATTATCTTGATCTCTGGATGTTCGTAAGATAGTTTTTGTAGAGGATAATCATTAACAATAATTAATTCTTTCTGTCCAGCATAATCTTGCTTTAAGAAAGACTCTACAGCCTCTTCTAAAAAATGTAATCTACCATAGGTGATACATTTACATGATATGAAAGGAAGATTTTCCATTTACCAAACAAGGATTACATCAAAGGGTGATACTAATAACTTGTTCTCTCCACCAATAGGAATCACTGGAGCTTTACCTAAAGATGCTGGATCTACCAATATCTCATCTCCCACCTTGATGTCTGTAATAAGATCACCTACAGCATACACTGTAAGCTTATTAAGTTTCTGCATCATCTCTCTTTCAAGAGCTTCTTTTGTGTTCTCATCCACAATAAGTTTACCTTCATCTTTCTTAGGAAGGTCTAGCAATAATCTATTGCCACGTAGTTGTTTAAAATCTGCCATTAGAATTCAATGTTAGTTAGTTTTTTAAATCGTACAATGTCATCACCCTTTAGATGAATATCTGATTGGAAGATGTCACGCTTGCGTTGTACACCTATTACCTTACCAGTCTTAGGACTAAGTGTAGGAACCTCTTCAACACGCTCATGAATGTCATCTAGTAATACTACTAGCTCATCATCAAATGCAATGCTGCGAACTACCTTGTTTACATTAAAAGAGTCTGTAAGCTCTTTGTCACCCTCTTTACGAGTGTAGAAAAATTGATTTGTCATTGGTTTATTTTGTTTAAAAGTTCAATACGTCTTCTGTTAACTTCTTCAAATCTGTATATATCATTTTCTACAGATTCATGTTCTGGTAAAGTTAATAAAATAATATTAGATTTATCATATTGTAGTTCAGGATATTTACTCTTAGGAAGGATATGATGAAAGAAAGTTGATAATGCTTCACTTCCTAGATAATCTCCACTCACTTCAGAGTAGTGTCTACGCTCTTTCCAGATCTCTTTGAAGAAAACATGCATGGGGTTTGCTTCTGTACGTACAGTTTTTATCTTATTTGTACGTATAGGTTCTTTGGGGATGTGATTCTTACACACCCCCTTAGACCAAACATAATTATTACATCCCTCTACACTACAAGTCTTCACGATTGATTTCTCGTTGAATGTACCAGATAGCTTTCTTCAGGTCTTGTTTCCTTGCACCCTTCTTGTCAGCTCTAAGTATGTACTTGATAGCATTACCTAGAGAGAAGCCTAAGTTGTAATCTTCGATAACATCTATAACCTCGAACTTATTACCTTGGTAGTGATCAGGATGATTGACCATCTCCCTATCTAGTATCTGTTTCATAACCTTGTGTGCCCCATAAGGATCATTTTCCTGTGCTGCCATGTCCATCTATTCCTCTTTGTGTTTCTGATAACTCATCTACTTCCTTATACTGTATCACTGGTACAGGTATGATTACTAACTGAGCAATACGATCACCTAGTACATAAATCTCTGCCTCCTCTAATGACTTTTTTAGATTAAATGTAACCATGATCTCACCTCTATAACCACTATCAATCACACCAACAGAGTTACTCATTAATAAATCTGTGTTACGTACAGAGGAACGTGGGAACACAAGTCCCACCATTCCTTCTGGTATCTCTACTGCTATACCTGTACCATATACTACTTGATTGTTTCTAGAAAAATCAACTGATGTCATTACAAGATCTGCACCTGCGTCTCCTGGCTTGCCAAACTTAGGCTTCTGTGCCTGTGGATTCAACTTCTTGAAGTGTATCTTCATCTTCTGTTTCGTTTATTTCGTTTACGTCATTAATTTTATCAGTGATGTCTTTCTTCAACTTATCAAAGAATTCATCATTGTCTGTTAGTAGAGTTCTAAACTCGTCAAGCTCATACTTGATCTCATTGTATGTAATAGTCTTACCATACTTACGTAGAATACCTAGGTCACTAGCCATGTCCATGATCTCTAGCATACGATCAATACCTACGCCAAACAATATCTCAAACTCTACACCTTTGAATGGAGGAGCCATCTTGTTCTTGATAGTCTTAATCTTGGTTAGATTACCATAAGCTTCTGTACCTTCCTTAGCAAGAGTCTTACTAACTTCTACGCGTACATCACTATAGAACTTTAATGCATGACCACCTTGAGTTGTTCTAGGATCACCAAACATTACACCAATCTTCTCACGATATTGACTTACTACAATAACACATGTCTGGTGCTTAGATAGGATACCCTTTAACTTAGGATAGACATCACTGTTAAGCTTAGCCTTTCTACCAATAGAACTATCACCCACCTCACCATCTAAGACTTTCTTAGGGATTAAAGATGAATCTGAGTCAATGATAACAAGATCAATCTCTCCAGTGTTAATCATATCCATAGCAATTTGAAAACCTTCCTCGCCACAAGTTGGCTGAGAGATTAACATACTTGCAATATCTACACCTAGAGCAGTGAAGTAGTTAGGATCAACAGCATGCTCGCCATCGATGTACAACACCTTACCACCATTAGATTGACAGTTAGCTACAGCATGTCCACAGATAGTAGATTTACCTGAACCCTCCCAGCCTACAAGTTCATAAAGTTTCCCTTTAACGAAACCTCCCACACCTAGAGCGATGTGATCAAATGCAATAGATCCTGTAGAAATAAGATCATATTCATTGTGGTTCTTATCACCTAGTGATAGTATGGTACCCACGCCATACTTTTTGTTGAGCGCATCTAATGCGTCATCCAGCTTAGATTTACCTGAAGCTGCTTCTGTTTGCTTTTTTGCCATTTCGTTTATTTTTTTGTTATATAAAGATACAAACTATCCATTAAAAAAGAAATAGCCCAAGTGTAAAACACCTGAGCTATTTGTACTCTACACAATCTAAAATACTAATCTTTAGATCCCTTCACCCACTTAGGAGTGTAAGGACAATTTAAGCACTTACTGCCACAGCAGGATCCTCTACTTGCTAAGAACTCCTTAGACAAGCTCGCAGGCACCTCCACCACAGGCAACTGATTCATTGAAGTTAACTGTATCATCTATCTCTTTGATTTTAGTGATATCGATTTCTTTAAGTTCACCAATAAGTGAATTATATTTCTCTTCAGTGATATCCTCGAAAGGAGCTTGTTGGTATGAACCACCCCAATAAGGTAGTACAGACAAACCATTATAGAATTCACGATTTAGCCACATCCACTCACCTACAACTTCCCATTCATTATATGTACCAGCTCCTTTATTAGTAAGAATAGTATCATATGTTCTGTCTTTATCTATAGAAATAGTAGCAGATACGTTATGTGTGTTATCACCATGTACATGTCCTGCATTGATCCAATCAGTAGAGAAATGTTTAACTCTTTCTAATGTATCAAGAGCTGTTTCTGTACGAAGGATAGAATCCTCTGGTGCCTTAACAGGAATACGTACACAGATGGTATCTTGTGGGCGTAACACATCATCCTCAACTAACTCTGGATGATTAGTCATTAGATACTGTGCAATGTCTTCGTTCTTGTTGAAACGCATTGTACGTAAATAATAATCATTATGCCAAGCATGGATACCTGATGCTGTTCCCAACACTA